AAAAAGAAGCTGTTGAGAATCTTGATGAGAAAAACTGGATCAAGGGAGCTATTAAGCATCCTGGTGCTCTTCATAAAGAGCTTGGTGTTCCAGAAGGTGAAAAGATTCCAGCTGCTAAGTTGAATGCTGCTGCTAAGAAGGGCGGTAAAGAAGGCATGCGTGCTCGTCTTGCACAGACATTAAAGAAAATGCATGAAGATGCTCCTCCTTCAAAAAATTCAGAAGAGTGGATTAAGAAAAATAAATCAAGATTCACTAAAGAATATGGTAAGAAAAAAGGCGAAGGTATTCTTTATGGTAAGGCATGGAATGATTACAATGCCAAGCATGAAGAAACTCAAACTGATTACACTAACACCAAGAATGGTCAGACTAAGCCACAATTACCAAGTGGTCGTAACTTAGATACAGGAAACCTATAATGATTATCAAACCATTAGGTAACGAAGTAGCTATTGATACTGCAAACAACGTAGGAAACGCTAATCTTATTAGAGTTATTAATGTTGCTGCTCCTACAGTTATGACATTGCAGTATGCAAATGGATTGAATTATGCTACTATAACCATTCAGAATAATGCTCCTGTTATTGTTCAAAAAAGAACAGGCGATCTCGTAACAGGCACAGGTCTAAAAGCTGCACCAGTAGCTTATAAGGGATAATAAAATGAAACTGATCACCGAACTTGTAGAAGAAGTTGAGTATGTCACTGAAGCCTGTGAGGACGGCGGCGAGAAAAAACACTATATACATGGTATATTTCTACAAGGAAATAAGAAGAACCGTAACGGACGTATATATCCTGTCAAGATTCTTGATAAGGAAGTAAAGCGTTATATGAAAGAAGTCATCAAGCCAAAGCGTGGTTATGGTGAACTCGGACATCCTGCTGGTCCTGCTATTAATCTTGATCGTGTTTCTCACCTAATTATCGATCTTAAGAAAGACGGTGATAATTACGTTGGTAAGGCTCTGATTACTGACACTCCAATGGGCAATATTGCTAAGGGATTGTTGAAGTCAGGAGCTAAACTTGGCGTGTCTTCACGTGGTATGGGTTCTCTGAAGCCTGACCATAACGGAACAATGCAGGTACAGGACGATTATAAAATCGCCACTGCAGCTGATATCGTTGCCGATCCTTCGGCTCCGGATGCTTTTGTAAACGGTATTATGGAGAATGTAGAATGGCTCTACGATCCAGTTCATAACACCTGGCATGAGCAAGTACTACATGAAACTAAGAAGCATATTCGTAAGATTTCGAGAAGAGAGTTGGAAGAACAAAAGCTGGCTCTATTTGAAGACTATTTGGCTTCATTGACAGTAAGAAATAAATTTTTATAAATAATAAGAGATTTCAAATAGGAGACTATTCTAATGGCTAACCTAGAAAATAACTATGATTATGAAGACGAGATTCTCGAGGACGCTGTCCTTGAAGCCAAGGACGATGAAGATGAGGATGATGAAGACGAATCTAAGAAGTTCAAAGTCAAGTCGAAAAAGAGCGACAAGGATGAGGACGACGAAGACGAAGACGATTCTGAGAATGACATGAAGGAAGAAAAAGAAAAACCTGAATTCATTAAGAATCCAAGAATTGCTGGACAGGATAAGACCAAGAGAGAAAAAGTTGGTTATTCTCGTTCGTTCCGTCAGCCTGGTCAGTCTTCTAAGTCAGACCTTCGTGATCTTGCTGCCTCAGCTACTGCTCAGTTCATGGGTAAAGGTGGAAAGATGCGTAAAGAAGAAACAGAAATCGACGAAGAGACTCTTGCTGCTTCTTCACTGAAGCCAGCTGCTCGTAAAGTTTCAGACGACAAGGCTCTTACTAGTTCAAAGATTTCAATGATGCAGCATATGATGGGCACAATGAATTCTATGAACAAGGGTGATCTTGTTGACTTTTTCAATAAGGTTATGAGCCAATATGGTCCTAATAAAGATTATGGAGTTGGTAACAAATCAGGTTCTAATATGGATTCTATTGATTCAACTTTGGGTAAAGGCCCAAAGACTAAAGATCCAATGCCAAAGTTAAAGAAGCTCAATGTTCGTGAAGATATTGACACCATCTTTGAAGGTCAAGATCTTTCTGAAGAGTTTAAAGAAGATGTAGCTACTCTGTTTGAGGGTGCAGTTAATGCTCGCCTTATTGCTGAGACTGCACGTCTTGAGGAAGAATACGAAGCTAAGTATATGGAAGACATGGCTGTCTTCTCAGAAGAAATGACTTCAAAGCTAGATACTTACCTCGACTACGTAGTTGAGCAGTGGGTAAGAGATAACGAAGTTGCTATCGAATCAACACTACGTAACGAGCTCGCTGAAGAGTTTATCGTAGGTCTCAAGAATCTGTTCACTGAACATTACATTAATGTTCCAGAGGACAAGGTTGACGTTCTTGAAGCAATGGCAGAAAAAGTTTCTGCGCTTGAAGAAAAGCTAGATGAATCAATTACTGAAAATGCAGAGCTAAGAGATACGCTTGTTGAGTCTTATAGACAAGACATCGTTGAAGAACTTTCTTCCGACCTAGCACTGACACAGCAGGAAAAGTTTGCTGCTCTCATTGAAGGTATTGAATTCGATGGCGACCTGGAAACTTATGCTAATAAGCTACAGGTTATCAAGGAGAACTACTTTGTAGGTGAGGCTCCAGTTCATTCTTCTAACATCGAAGAAGAAACATTTGAGGGTGAAGTTGCCGCTTCAGTTGTTGGCGTCGATCCTTCAGTAAATCGTTACGTTCAGGCTATCGCCAGAAGCGTTAAGAAATAAGATATTATAAATAAAATTAGTATTTCTACGAAAGGAAAACAAATGTATCTAGCTGAGGAAATTCAAAATAAGTGGGCTCCGGTTCTGGACCACGACGCTCTTGGTGCTATTAAGGACCAGCATCGCCGTTCGGTAACTGCAGTTATGCTTGAGAACACTGAGAAGGCTCTTACTGAGGCTGCTGCTCATGGTTCTTATCAGACTCTGTCAGAGACTACTTCTTCAATCCCTGCCAACCTGATGGGCGCTTCTTCGTCTACAGCTGGCACAGGCGGTATCGACACTTTCGATCCAGTTCTTATTTCGCTGGTTCGTCGTGCTATGCCTAACCTGATTGCATACGACATCTGTGGCGTGCAGCCAATGACTGGTCCAACTGGCCTGATCTTTGCTATGCGTTCACGTTATGCAAACAACACTTCGTTCAATAACGCTGGCCCAGAAACTTTCTACAACGAGGTTGATACTTCGTTCGCGACTGTTACTAACGGTTCTAACACTTTCGGTCAGAAGTTCGTTGGTACTCTTCCAGGTGCCACTAACACTTCACCAATGACTTCGGTTAATACCTATAACACTGGTTCTGGTATGGGTACTTTCCAGGCTGAGGCTCTCGGCACTGACGGTAACACTGCTTTCCCACAGATGGCATTCTCGATCGAGAAAGTTACTGTAACGGCTAACACACGTGCTCTGAAAGCTGAGTACACTATGGAACTGGCTCAGGATCTTAAAGCCATCCATGGTCTCGACGCTGAAACTGAGCTCGCTAACATTCTTTCGGCTGAGATTCTTGCAGAAATCAACCGTGAAGTTGTTCGTACTATCAACATCACTGCCGTTGCTGGTGCCCAGACTGACACTACCACTCCTGGTGTGTTCGATCTTGACACTGACTCAAACGGTCGTTGGTCGGTTGAGAAGTTCAAGGGTCTGATGTTCCAGCTGGAGCGTGAAGCTAACCAGATTGCTAAGCAGACTCGTCGTGGTAAAGGTAACATCGTTATCTGCTCTTCGGACGTTGCTTCCGCTCTGCAGATGGCTGGTGTTCTTGACTACACTCCTGCTCTTAACTCGAACAACCTGCAGGTTGACGACACTGGCAACACTTTCGCTGGTGTTCTTAATGGTCGCCTGAAAGTTTACATCGATCCTTATGCTCTCGGCGGTAACTACCTGACTGTTGGCTATAAGGGTTCGTCAGCTTTCGACGCTGGTCTGTTCTACTGCCCATACGTTCCACTGCAGATGGTTCGTGCTGTTGACCAGTCTTCATTCCAGCCTAAGATTGGCTTTAAGACTCGTTACGGCATGGTTGCTAATCCATTCGCTCAGGGTCTGGTTAAGGGTAACGGCGCTCTTGCGTTCAACACTAACGTCTACTATCGTCGCGTCATAGTCAACAATTTGATGTGAAATAAACTTTTTTTCAGGTTATTTACTAATACTCTGACTAAATATATCCAGGGGCTTCGGCTCCTGGATATTTCTTTATAAGAGGTCAGAATGGAAAAATATGGTTTTGTATATATTTGGTATGATAAAAAACATAAAAGGTATTATGTTGGTTGTCATTGGGGAAATGTTGATGATGGTTATATATGTTCGTCTAACTGGATGAAACAATCATATCTACGTCGTCCTCAGGATTTCAAAAGACGTATACTGAAAACAGAACTTACCAGAGAGCAGATGTATATTGAAGAACAGTATTACTTAGAGATGATGAAGCCAGAAGAGAAAAAAGTTAGATATTATAACTTAAAAACCACAAAAGATAATCTTTGGCATCAATATCCGGATTCAGTAATAACTATTGGTCAGAAAATCTCTTTCAAGAAAAAAGGCAAATCTGCAGGTCCATGTAGTCCAGAAAAAGCTAAAGCTATTTCTGAAGCAAAAAAGAAAGCATTTGCTGAACGTGGTGGTATGTCAGAAGAGCATAAAGAAGCACTAAGAGGGATAAAGAAAAAACCACACACTGACGATTGGAAAGACCAAAACTCAGAGAGAATGAAAGAACAATGGTCAGACCCTAATAGTAAAAGAAGATTAGCCGTATCTGCTGCATCTAAGAAAAGATGGGCTGAATATCGAAAAAATAAAGAAACCCTAAATACGATTGTAAGAATCCCATAAACAAGGGGACAAGAAACT